CTGGTTGACATCGTCGATGAATCTGCCGGAAGAACTTGAGGGCCCCAGGCTGTAACCGATGTTCCAGTTCGGGTTCAGCACCTCATTGGGATTGGGGAGGCCGTTGATCTCAAAGGCGGGATGCACCTTGAAGGTCCACTGGCTCCAGTAAGCCGGGAACCCTTTCACCCGCCCCAGCATGGCGTAACTGCCAGATGGCTTGCCGAACTTCACCCTGGCGCCGTCACGGAAGACCCTGGACCATTCCCCGCCGGACTGAGCCAGAAAGGCGTCCCAGGTGCTGACGTAGCACAGGTGCTGCCAGGAGTCCCCGGACTGGACCGGCTGCGCCAGTTTCGTGCTCTCAAAAATCTTCTCGTACATCAGCCCAGCACCGCCTTGACCGTCACCCGGTCGCAGAGCCCGGATTCCTGGCCGTATTTGACTTCGCCGCATTGGTAGTGCATGCCGTAGCGGATCAGGGGCGGCCGCTTAGGTGCCAGGTAGATATTCACCGCATGCTTACTGGCATCCGTAACCGTGAGCCCCGAGTTCACTTCACTGGCCGGGTGCCAACGGACGATCCCGCCATACGGTATCCTGATGCCATACAGGAACCCCGTACCGAACCGTATGGGGCTCACTCGATAGCGGGGCCGCTGGAGTCTGCCGACCGGAGGCCAGGGACCCAGGCCGGGCCGGGGGTCGATGGCCTCCAGGAGCCAGTAGACCGCCTGGTTGATGACAGTGCCGACAAACGTCATTACCCCTCCACCCTGTATTCCGGCCAGGAAGGGGACTTTCAAGCGGTCGCCCATCTCAGTCCACCGCGGTTATCTCGATGCGCCCGGAGACATTGCCGTTGGCCAACACCATCACCGGATTCATGACGCAGCGCTCTTCTTCCAGGACTTGTTTGATCCGCGCCGCGGCCCGTTGCTCCCGGGCCAGCCGATCGGCCTGGAGCATGGACTTCATTTCTGCCGGGCTGAGGGTTGACTTCCCTTCACACTCCACAGCTTTCAGTTTGTGATCAGGCATGGTTTAAATTCCTCTTACGCTGAGGCCATAAGGCCCAGGTTTTCCAAGTAAAGGTTGATATTCGCAGCCCACGCAGCCAGGGCGGTAACATCCGCGGCAGGATCGGCCAAGTGCGCCTGCTGGTACAGTTTGATGGTCTTGCCCAGTTCCGTCAGGAAATGGAAACAGGCATTGCCCGCCGCCTGATCCTGCACCCACATCTGCGCCATGTCCGCCGGATAGGTGGTGGGAGCCGTGCCAGCGCCCATCCCCAAAACCTTGGCGGCCGAAGCGCCGAAACTCGTCGTCCCGATACCGACGTTGCCGTTAAGAATCGTGGCGCCGGTCCCGCTCGGAGTCAGGGTGACATTCTGATTGGCTCCGCCCGCCGCCAGGACTAAAGCCCCGGTCCCGGTAATGGACCCGGTGGCGGTCCCGGTCCCCCCATTGGCTACCGGCAGCACCCCGTCAACGTGGCTGGTCAGACCCACCTTGCCCCAAGACGGAGCCACTCCAACCCCGCCCGAGATGAGGACGTTACCTACGGCCACATCCGCCAATTTGCTCAAGGCGTTGGCGGCCGAGGCATAGAGCAGGTCACCCACCGCGTAAGCAGCCAGCCCCGTCCCCCCGTTTCCGGCCCCCAGGGTCCCAGAGACATGGGTAGTTAGCCCCACCTTGCCCCAGCTGGGGGCATCCCCGGATAACAAGACGTTCCCCGCGGCCGCCTTGGTAAGTGCCGCCAGGGTGTTTCCGGCCGAGGCATAGAGCAGGTCCCCGGTTGCGACCGCCGCCAGGCCGGTGCCGCCATAGATAACCGCCAGGGGATTGGTCAGTTGCGCGGTGGCCGCCGCCAGCGTCCCGACGCCGGTGATGTTGTTGCCTCCCATCGCCAGGTTTCCAGACATGGTATCCCCGGCCTTGGCCACTTTGAGGGCCACCTGGGCATCCACATAGGTCTTTCGGGTCGCCTCGTTACCAGCTATGGGATCAGAGGCCGGGAGTATGGGAATGCTCGAGAAGGTCTTGACCCCGGCGATGGTCTGGGCCCCGGTTTTGGCCACCAGGCTCGCACTATCCGGCCCCACGGGTTTCCACAGGTGGTCGGCGGGGTCCCGGAAAAACACGTCCCCATCAAACCCCCCGGTAAAGGCCCCGGCGGTATGTTTATGACCCGGGTCAGAGCTTGAGGGGTTCCTCAGTTTGTAATCCAGGCTGCTCGGGTCTATGGAGTTATCCACCCCCACCTTGGCTTCCAGATTGTTCAGGTGGGCCGCTTCAATCTCGGTCACCCCGTCTATGGCGCCGGTCAATGTGCTGGGAAACGACATAAGCTACTCCCTTACCATCTCGAGGTTCGGTCCGTATTTTTCCGCCAGAGACTGGGTTAAACCCTCCAGCTCGAAACCTTCCGCGACTTCCATGAGATGACCGCTGGTCTGGTCCACCACCATGGCCTGGAAGACCTTCCCCCGCCTGATGATCTTCACCGTGTAGCCCCAGACCGACAGGTCGTGCAGTCTTTCCAGGAGCATATCCACCACCTCTCCCGGCCGGTGCATCCAGGACTGCCAGGCCACAGGAATATCGGCCAAAGGTAACGGCAGGGGGCGAGTCCTCGAGTTGCCGGCATCTGCCAATGCGTCGGCAATCCCGGTCAACCATGCGTCCAGGTGGGCCGGGCCGCCAAAAAGCGAGAAGAAGATGGAACGGATACCTGCCGCCGTCTCGGGCGGCAGCAGTATTTTCGCTTTGCTTGCACAAAACTGGTCGGCAACCGCGTTCATCTGGCCCCCATGAGCAGGTACTCCCGGAAGTAGGCTTCCATGGCCTCCCGGATGGTCGCCTGGATACCCTGGATATTGACATTGACTTGACCAGCCCCCCCGCTTCCGGAGTTGCGGGTGTTGGCCTCGATCTGGCGGAGGATGCTCAGATGCGGCGCCACGGCCTCAGACAGGGACTCGGACACCTGGGCAATGGGGATACTGGTCTCCCCGGCGATGATGCCCCGCACCGCCTCGTGGCCGGTGACGTTGCTCTGCACTCCGGAAGACGTGAAAGAGCTTTTGCGGTCACTGGACAGAAACATCCCGACCAGACCGATAACCCCCATCAAAGCATTGGCAATACCTGCTCCCAGGGTGCCGAACATATTCTTGAAGGCCTCGGTAAGCCACTGCGTCAGTTGCTTGATAGCCGGCTCTATGGACTGCTTGAACAGGGACTTGAAAAAGTTTTGAAAGGTCTGGCGGAAGTGCGTCTCGCCAGCCATCAGGGCGTCCGTCAGGTCCCCAAAGAAGCCGGTGACGAGATTGGCGTAGCCCTTCATCTGGTCACCGAAGCGCTTGTTGATCTCCAATTCCTTGGTGGTCTGGTCGAACCCGGCCACCTGCCCCTCGGAAGCCCCCTTGCTGATAAGCTCTTCCCGGAGCTTGAGCCGCTCCCGGAGCAGCCGGTTGATCTCCGCTTCCTTTTCGGCAATGGGTCCCAAGGCGGCATCTTCCCGGCCCGCCGCCAGGGTGTCCTCGATCTGCTTGCGGTTCTCGTACTCCTTCTTCAGGAGGTCGACGAGTTCCTTTTGCAGTTTGATCTTGTCTCTGCCGGCCTCCCCCTCCAGCTCCTTGAGCCGGGTGGCGTGTTCCGCCTGGAGTTTCTTCGAAGACAGATCCAAGGCCTCTGGACTGATCTCTCCGGCCTCGGCCCGGGTCTTCAGTTCTTTCTGGGCCCAGTCGTAAGCCTCCTTCTCCTTGGCGATCTTGGCATCGATGAGCTTCCCGGCTGCGGCGGTCTCGTCCTCAGCCATCTTGATCATGGCCTGGTGATACGCCTGACCGGTGATCTTGCCTTCCGCCAGATCCCGGTCCAGCTCCGCCTTTTTCTTGTCTTGCTCGGCCTTGAAGGTGGCGTAGGACTCTTCCGCGTCCTTGAGCGACAGCCGGCGCTTGGCCTCCAGGTATTCGGTCAGGTAGCGCAGCAGGTCCTCGTTAAGCTCCTTGGCCCCCTTGCCGCCACCCTTCTTATCCTTGGGCGCCCCGGTATATTGTTCGGCCTCGGCACGCTCCCTGGCAGCCTTGGCTTCCCTGGCCAGCCTTTCCTCCGGGGTTTCATGCTCGGGCAGTACCGCCGGCAGGACTGAAGGGGCCGTATATTTCTTGTACCGGCCCTCGATGGCCCGTTTTTGCTCTTCCTTGGCGAGCTCGAGATATTTCTCGGTACTGATCCCCCGGCGCTGGGCCTCCTGGGCAGCTTCGGACCCGGCAATATCCAATTCTTTGCCTTCCCTGGTCCGATCCCGGGCCCGGCCTTCCTGAATTGCCCCCGACACCACGCCAGGCTGAGGGGTAAAACCTGCCTGCTGTCTCAACTGCTGGATCTTGTTCCAGGCTTCATAAAGGCCGAAAAGGGCCACGGTAATCAATATCCGCCAGGGGCCGCCTATCAGGACCTTCAGCTTGCCCAAAAGGGCCGCCAGGATGCCCACCTCTACGGCCGTCGTTTTCAGAGATGCCCCCATACCGGCAATCCACCCCGCCGCCTTGCTGGCAATGTAGATTTCCATGAGGGTCTTGATCAGGTTCTTGTTTTCGGCAATAAAAGCCCCAATATCCCGGATTCCGGTGGCCAGCCATTTCACCCATTCGGCAAAGCCTTTGCCCCATTCCTCCAGGCGGTCTTTATTGGCCCTGGCCCATTTCTCCAAATCCTTCCAACCGGCGGTCATTTCCCGGACAAAGGCCAGGAAGGCCGGCTGAAAGATCGGCCATAAGGCGTTCTTGGCTTCCTCGGCATAGCGGGCCATTGACTGGAGCTGCTTGCCCACGGTTTCATCCGCCGCCGATGCCGCCCCGGCGAACCGGGCGGTCTTCTCCAAAACCTCGCCCAGCATCAAGTTGGCTTTGGTGACCGTCCCGATCTCTTCCTTGGTCACCCCCAGGGTTGCGGACCATTTCTTCATCAACTCGTCGAGGTTGCCGACATTGATCATGAGCCGCTTGAGGGTTTCCGATTCCCCGCTGATTACTCCCTGGATGATCCGGCTGAACGCTTCGGAAGTATTGACGTTGGCGACAACGGCAATGTCCCGGGCCCGGGTGGCCAATTCGCTGAGCTTTGATAAATCCAGGCCCGCCGCCATGAATTTGGTGGCCCCCAGCATGGCCTCCTGCCTGGTGATGCCTAACTGCTGAAGTTTGGCTATCAGGGTATCGAGGGACTGGGCCGACACCCCGGCATTCTTGCCCACTTGATACATGGACACGGCCAAAGTCTCGGTACGGGCCCCCACCATAGCCGCGTCTTGGCTGAAGGACTTCAGAGCCCCGGCGATCTCCCAGAGCCCCACCGCCACTCCGGCGAAAGCAAGGGTCTTTTTGAGAGACGCAGCGAAGGAACTGGCGTAATTCTGGAACCCCGCAAGCTCCCCCTTGGCCGTCTTCAACCCGGAGTCCAGGTTTTTCAGGTCCGCCGAGAGCTTGACCAGCAGTTCGCCGATATCAGTGGCCATGTTCTAGATCCTCAGTTTGACTTTGGCGTTTCGGCGCGGCATGGCAGTAAAAAAGGAAATGGCCCGGTCGCTCATTTTGGGCCTTCTCAATGGTGGTTCACCCTGGTCTTCACCCGACACCTCCTCTATCCAGCTTTCCAGAACCTTCCCCTTCCCCTGGTTCAAGGACAGGTCCAGGGCCCCGGTCACTGCCACCGTCAGCGCCACGACCTGCTCGGTCAGCAGGCGCCGGCGGTGGACCTGCGAAGCGGCCAGGAACCCCTTAACCACCAAAGCTGGGTAGCTATCCAGCAACCGGTCCAGGTCGTGGCCCTGGCTCACCAGGACCTGCAGGGCGATGGTGGTTGCTAACTGGTGGCCTCCGGCCCGATCAGAACTCCCACCTGGCTCATGATCAGGCCGAAGGCGTTTTTTAGGTGGTCGACGTTCATCCTCAGGACCTTGACCGCCAGTTGCAACCCCAGACCCAGGTCGATCTCCTCGGCCTGCGCCAGGTCAATCCTCAGGGTGACGGACAGAAACTCGGGGAGCCGGGGCAAGATCGTCTGGATGATATCCTTGGCAGCCGCCAGTCCCTGACCTTCAAAAACCTCACCCAGGTTGTCCAGGGTGACGCCCTGGGTTTTAAACTCCTGCACCAGGGCGTCCAGGATGGGCATCACCAGGAGAAGCTGCTTGATGGTCCAGGGCTTGACGGTGAAGCCGTTTATCTGCTCTTCAGCCAGATAGATCGATAGAACCTGGCTGTCGGTAATCGGCTCGGGCATTTCTCTCTCCTTAAGTGACGTTTTCATAGCTCACGTAATGACCCAAAGGCGCCTCCGGGTTGTTGGCGGTGTCGTCCAGGGCCTCCAGGGTCATGGGGACCTCCAGCCATTTCTTGTCGTCCAGGCCGATGCCCCCATTGGGCTTGAGGATGCACTTGGGGATGTTGACATCGAAGCGCAGCCCCCGGCCGGTGTCCGGATGCACCTCCAGGCGGGCCGCCCCTTCGATAAAACTCGACCCGGCGATGGCAAACCGTGCGGACGCCCAGGTGGCGTAGGTAAAACTCGCCTTCACCTCTTCCCCGTCCACCAGTTTGCCCCCCGAGAGCCGGCCGATCCGGCCCGAGAGTCTGCCGTCCTCAGCCGCAAGGCCTGCGTCCAGCACATAGTCGGTGTTGACGACACAGTTCTGCCGGAAACAGTTCACCGTGGCGGGGGTGGCCACCGCGGTGGCCTTCGCCCTGATCCAGTAGAGACTGTGGCTGTTCACCGTAGTCTTGGCCCAGTCCACCGGGGGCGTGAAGGTGATGGCGCCGTCGGCGGTGAGGCCCGCCCCGGCGCCGGCGGTGACCAGCGCCTTCCACTCGTCCCCGTCCCAGTATTCCCAGGCCAGGCCGGTGTAGGAGCCGTTCACCGCCAGGTTGGCATAGACTTCCTTGAACCGGGTGGCCTTCCCCAAATAGAGAAAATCATTGGCGTCGATCATGGCATCGAAGGGGGTCCCCGCTTCGGTGTCCGCTTCCGCCGAGTGGTCTAAGAAGACAGAGCCGTTGTAGAGGAAAACCTTGTCCAGGAACTGCCGAACCGTGACATTGGTGAGGCCGTAGTACTGGCCTACCGATTGCAAGACGACTCCGGCGAGGGCCAGTTTCAGGTCGGTCACGGTACCCAGGCCGGGGTTCAGGTTCTCGATGTCCCCGCCCTTGAAGTAATACTTGAGGTTCTCGATCACCGGTTCGTCGAACTTGAACTTGAGCGTCAGCTTCTCCTCCAGGACGATGACCTTGTCCTTCAGGCGCTTGCCGGAGCGGTTGCTGAAGTGCTCCAGTTCCTCGGTGCCGGTTTCCAGATCCAGTTCCGTAATATTGCCCAGGTCCCTCTCCCCGGTCCCGTCATCGAAATAGAGCTTGACGCCCCCCGGAACGGTGTAGTTTTCCACGCTGGCAGGTGCAGGCATGGTTGACCCCTCCTCAATAAGTGGTGCTGAAGGCATCGCCCCAGGCGTGCCCGTAGGTTAAAGTGAAACTCATAAAGAGCACTCCGTATTGGTCATTGGGAAACTCCTTCCAGACCCGATCCTCCTGGAGGTTCTCCACCAGACCCTTCAGGCCGGCGGTCCCGATCAGGGCGTTGTGGAACTTCCCCTGCAGGTTGTCGGCCGTATCGTGGAAGGACGCCGCTCCCGAAGGGCTAAGGCGGATGAACACCGCAACGTAGAGCTTGAGCGTTCCCATCGCCAGGCGGTTACGCTTATCCCGGGTCTCCTCCTCGTCCCAGAAGAACAGGGCCGGGAGCTTCACCCGGTCCAGGTCCGTGGGGCTGCCCTGCCAGCGATGCACCGAGCCCAGTTCCGGGATGGCTCCCAGAACCTCGGATAGCTTTTGCATCACCTGCACCTTGATGGTGTCGGCCATCAACCCACCTTAACGACCTTGGAAAGGTCCGCCATGAACTGAGATTTGGCCCAATCCAGCAAGTGCTCTTTCGGGTGAACCCGCCGGGGCACCACCACCGACCGCTTTAAAACGAAGAGGGGGATAGGGGTCTTGCTCTGCGTCCCCTTGGTGCCCCCGGAAAACCCGAAGATCACCCCCTTGGCAATAAAGGTGGGGCCCCAGATGCCGTCCAGGGGCCCTCCCCGGGCCACGCCCGCCGCGGTCTTGGCCGCCGCCAGAGGGATGGCCAGAAACTTCTTGTTCTTGGGCCGGATGGTCACCTGGCTGCCCGCCGGGCCGATATGCACCCCGGCGTATTCGGCTCCGAAGGCCAGGCCTCCTGTCACCTTGCTCCCATCCAGCCGTACCTGCAGAGGCCGGGTGGACCGGGCCAGGGTGCCGGTGCGCCGGCCCAGGCGGTCGGCGGCCGTCCCCCCCGCCAGGTGCCGGCTCACCGTGTGGTCCCAGAGCCGTTTGCTGTGCTCCTGGACCACCTTCATCACCTTGGGAACCAGCCCTTTGATGATCTGGTCCAGGCTCGTAACCGGGTCTTTAGCCATGAGGTCTGATCCGGTAGCGGTCCAGCACCGCCTTGACCGAGGGGAGAAATTCCCCGGAGTTCACCTTCTGGATGGAGCCGTCCGGGAAACTCACCGATTCCAGGCCGATGTCCTTACGCCGCCGAAAGTCATAAGCCACTTGGGTTCTGGCCGCCATTTCCAGATCGCCGGGGGGCGGGTTGTAGCCTTCTGGAGGAGAACCTTCTCCCTCGAAAAAGGCATCATAGCCCCCGGTGTACGTCACCTTCAGGGCCTTGTGGCCATAGGGCCAGGTCCCATAGCGGTAACCAACCATGCCAGCCAAGAGCAGTTTGAAGTCGCCGGCGGGGATAAGGTTTCCCGTGTCCCACTCCCAGGTATCCGAGCCGTAAATCGAATCGATGGAGGCCACCGGCAGGCCCTTGAGATAGAGGTAAAGCCCTCCGCCGTCGTGATACTCCAGCCGCTCCCGTCTGGTAAAATCCCGGTTGCAGTAGGAGGCGCACCGCTGAGACACGGCTCCGATCAAATCTGTAATGAGGCCGTCCCAATCGTCTTCCGGCTGTTCCAGCAGCGCCTTCACCCAGGTCAACGTGGTCAGGTCCATTTACCGGGTATCCATCCTGGCCTTTTTGATGGCCCGGTCTTTGGGCGGCTTATCCACTTCTTGCGTCTCCGGCCCCAAGACTTCTGGCAGGTCCCGGTCCGGTTCCCCCGGGGCCGGATATACCTTCCAGCCTTGATTCCCCAGGACCTCTCGCTCCAGATCGCCGCTGAGGTCCACATCTTCGCCGGGATGGGCGAAAGCATGATTGGGGAGGTGGAGGCAGTAGCCTGGCCTGATTCGGTATCTCGCCATCACTCACCTCGCATTAGAGAGAGAAAGCCGCAGGGTTCACCTGGGACACCGGCGCCTCTTTGGCTGCCCCCAGGATCACCTCCACCCCAAGGTCACAGACCGCGGTAGCCACTACGGCCACCACCCGGAGATAGCGCTTCCGCCCCACCAGGTTCAGGCGGCCCACGTAGACATTGTTGTCGTTGGCCTCGGTGATCTGGGTGAAGGCCGCGCCGGCAACGTCGGCAAAATCGCCATCAGTGGTGGTGTCCGATTCCTGGACTTTAATGTCCACCGTGCCGCTGGCGCCATTGGCCCCGGAGTTCACTACCACCAGGGCCTCCTCGAAACCCACGCGGTCGATGGCCGAACCTTTGTGCGTAGCGGCACTGTGGTTGTCGGCCACCAGGCCCACCACTGCCTTGAGGAACTGATGCAGACAGAATTTCATGTCGAGGCCTCCTTATGGGAAAGGGGCCGGGGGCCCGGCCCCGTCCGGTTAGCTGTTCTTCACCCCAGAGCCCAGACAGAAGCTTTCGGCGTGCCGGAGCCCGATGTCCACGTCGGTGATGATCCGGATCCAGGTCTGGTTCTTGGCGAAGGCGTCCCCCGCCTCTTTGGAGGGCAGGATGGAGATACCGGCCCACTGGCCCACGATCAGTTCCTGCCAGTTGCCCAGGTAGATCTCGGTTTCGTTGCCCCCAGCCCCCAAGTTGATGGGGATTTGCGTGGTCATGGCGAAGGGATAGCCGATATAGGCCTGGAGCTGGGCCGCATCCATGGGCCGGATGATATATTCGCCCCCGGTGTCTCCCGAGAACTGGGCCACCTTGAGCTTGGATAGGGAACGCTTGACGCAGTGGTGAAACACGAACCCCAGCTTGCCCCGCAGGGCGTTGTCCACCGCCAGCTCGTACTCCATGTCGAAGAAGTAATCGAAGTTGGGGCTATTGACGCTGAAGGCCTTGGTGTTGATGCCGGGGGTGTTGGCGATGCCGGTGGGCTGGCCGCTGGCGCCGCTGCCCCGGAGGGCCGCCAGGTCGATGGCCAGGGCCACCACCCGGGCGATGTCGGCCCGCACCATCTGCTCCGCCGAGGGGCTGGACATGCGCAGCAGCCGGTTGGAGAGCTTCACCAGGGCGCCCACCGACTTGGGGGTGAGCTGCAACTGGCCCAGGGTCTGGTCGCTGCCGGTGAGGGGCTCATTCTCCCCCACCCAGTAGGCCGTGGCCCCGCCGGTCTGCTTGGGGATCTCCACCGGGGAGCCCACCAGGTTGTCCAGGAGGGTGGCCCCCATCTGGAACACCACCGCTTCGGCCCGGAGCATTTCGATGAGTTCCGGGATAGCCTGGATCGGGACCAGGTAGCCCCCGGAGCTGTCCGGGGTGGTGGCCAGGTCCCGGGTCTGGCGGAACACGTCCGCCTCGAACTGGGCCTGGGACCAGTCACCGGTGCCGATGGCATAGATGGCCTTGAAGAGCGAAAACTTCTCTTTTTCGTCCTCCAGACCGGAGACGCCGGCATGTTTGCGCTCCCGATTCTTTTTCTCCATCTCCTCGAAGCGAGCCGCCAGGTCGGCGTACTTGGCCGACAACTCCGGCAACGTCTTGAAGGCTTCGGAGATGTGGATCACCTTGCCGTCCTCCCCGGTGTAAGAGAGGGACTTATTGATATCTTCCAGGAGTTCCTGGATGCGGTTGACGTCTTCAGGCATGACTATTCTCCTTTCGTGATCCTGCGATGCAGGTTTTGCGTGGCGCTGAGAATCTTCTTCAGGTCCGGCTCCCCCGCCGGTCTCCCCCCTTCGGGCCCAGGGCCGGGGTTCAACGCCAGGGAGTAATAGTCGGGTGTGGCCGCGCGGCATTTGACGAACTCTTCCAGGGTCTCCATGATCACTTCCTTCAGTTGAGCGTGATCATCATGGGGAGACCCGAGTTCGGCAATCCCGGTCATAAGTGCGTCGATTTTGACCTTGAGATCCTCCAGCAGGCCCGTCAGGGCCAGGAGGGTCGATTGCAGGTCTTCAGGTTGGTCAACCCCTGCCGGATCTTTAGTCCCATGCCTTTCTGCCCGGTTCAGGTCCACCTCAAAGGGCACGCCGGTGAGGTCCTCCACTTCCCGGGGGCTGACCACCCCTTTCTGCACCGCCATGATCAGGGCGTTGGGGTTGGCCGGGACGGGCACCGCGGAGAGCTCGTAGAGCTCCTGCTTCTTGAAGCGCCAGCCGACTTGCTTCCCCTCCTTGTCGGTGATGGGCTCCCGCGCCAAGTCCTGGAAGCCCACCGAGGTGGCCCGGAGATAACCGCCCAGGTAGAGCTTGTAGATGGTGTCGGCAAAGGGGTATTCCTCCGCCGTGGCGAACTTGACCTGGAACATCAGGCCCTGGTCGGTCTTGGCCACCTTCAAGGCCTTGCCCACCGGCGGCTGCCGGTAGTCGTGGGCCCAGAGGAAGACCGGGTTTTTCTTGTAGTTTTTGAGGTCCCAGCCTTCCACCTCGATGACGTCGCCATAGCGGTCCACCTGGGCGGTGGAGCCCACAAACTCCAGGACTCGGTCATGAGGGTCCCCCACCGCCTTAATCTCAAAATCCAGGTCTTTACGAATCAATTCCATGGCCCTGCTCCTTCTCGTAAACCGGCGCCTGCCAGACCACGGGCCCGGGCTCCCGGTCCTCCTGGGGGGCGAAGATGAAAAAGAACTGCCCGTCTTTGCGGTTATAGCCACAGTCCACCAACTCATGTCCCTGGGGGACGCCGTTTTCCGCCAGCCGAGCCGTAAATCCATGTTCCCCGGTGACCACTGCTCCTATCCGAAAAAGCAACCCCAAAACATCCGGGGGGATCATGATGCCGATTCTTTCCGCCAT